TTCTCTCTACTCTGATGCTTATTTGGAGCAGATTATCGATTCAGCGGAGAATGTAATTCTGCCGCTATTGACTCAAAATCAAGTCGCAGTCGATGAATATAAACTCGACGCAAATGTCGCTTACTTCTACACATCACGTCCACACAATTTCGTCGCTGGTCAATCGGTCGTCGTGGCCGGACTTCCAGCACCATTCGCAGCGACTCACACAGTCGTCGCGGTGTCCGATTATTATTTCACGGCAGCCGTGACAAATGCAGACGTCACACGTCGTCCAATCATTCCAAGCGGCACAGCTACTCTCTCAGGATATTCCGCGGCTCAACTTTATGCCGCGACTCCAGCAATCGAGAGTGCGATGTACGCCGTATCTATTGAAATTTTCCAAAGCCGCACAGCTGCCGGCGGCCAGATTGAAGGCGTGGACTTTGCCGGCACTCCGTATCGCATGGGGCGCAGCTTGCTCAATCGCGTCTCAGCTCTGCTCCAGCCATATCTCGACGTCGAAACAATCGTCCAATGACAGCGAGCTCAATCGCAGTCGATGTCCGTGGAGCACTGAAGACTCAGCTCGCATCGATCACAGCCAACGTCTATGACGTCATTCCAGAATCTCCAATCGTGCCATTCGCGGCAGTCTTGCCCATGAATCCATATTTGGAAATCGAAGTCTTTACGAAAAACACCGTCCGCACGAAAGTCAATCTCATGATTGTCGTGGGAGTCGCTTCGTACTCGAATGCAGCTTCACTCGACAACATCGAGCAGCTCATCATCAGCATTCTGGCCGCTTTGCCGGCTGGATACGAAATCGGCAACATCTCGAATCCGACTCCGCAGCTTCTCGCTTCGGGATCTGAAGTCTTGGCAGCCGAAATCGAAGTCACTACTCGGTACACACAAACCAACTAAGGAGCAAAAATGCCAACGACCGTCATCACCGGACGCGATCTAGTTTTGACGATCGCGACCACAAATTACGACGCGCAAGCCACATCAGCTGTTCTCAGCAATTCACCAACCATCGACGCGTATCAGACACTCGATGGAAAAGTTTTCCGTCACATCGATGACACATGGACATTCGATGTCGAAATGCTTGCAGACTGGGGCGCATCAGGATCACTCTGCGAAGCTCTCTGGACAGCTACAGAGACAGCACCGAACACAACACTTGCGGCTTCTCTTACAGCTGCGACCGGTGCGGTCTTCGCGTTCAACGTTCTTCCGGTATATCCATCCGCCGGCGGTGCAGCACCAAGCGCACAGACAGTCTCGCTATCATTCACAGTAGTGGGAACACCTACAGAAACATTCTCATAAAAAGGAGTCGGGAGCATGAAACTACCAATCACAATTCAATATCAAAACGGTGAAGAAGCTACATTTACAGCCGCTCCACCGGAATGGATGCGTTGGGAGCAGAAGACTGGCAACACCATTAGCCAAGCGCAAGAAAAGATCGGCGTCGCAGATCTTTTATTTCTGGCCTATCACGCCATGAAGCGCGAGGCAGCTGGCAAGCCGGTCAAACCGTTCGAAGCATGGGCAGAAGGAGTCTCAGACATTCAAGTCGGTGACTCCAGCCCAAAAGCTACAGCGTCGGAAGCATAAATCGATTGCTCTGGGAACTGGCCATCGCGACAGGTCAGTCTCGGAGCGAATTCGAAACAGCTGAAGACGTACACACAGCAATCGAGATTCTGGAGAAGAGAAATGGCGCAGCTGAGAGGTAAGGCCGGTCAAGGCAAATTCGCCATCGAAGTCGAGCCCTATGAGCTGAAACAACTTTTCTCTTTGCTTTCAGCTTTGCCAAAAGAAGCGCAAGATGAAATTCGAGATCGTGCGCAATTTCTTTCAAAACGTCTAGCTGGTCAGCTTCTTATGTTTTCGCAGAGTGCTCCAGCTCCACAGACTCGGCTCGTTGCACAGACAATTTCAACGCCACGCGATCGTCTCATTCGCGTCGATATTGGCGGATCAAAGAAGGTCGGCCGCAAGTACGGCGGCGAGACTTCAAAGAATGGCAAGACGAGAGTCCGTCAGCAACAAGCTCCAGCCGGTGCGCTTTTATGGGGCACAGAATTCGGCGGTCATGGCGGAGAAGATTCCATCGGCCGCAGATACACAAACCGATTCAGCACTCCACCAAAGAAGAGCGGATATTGGATCAATCCGGCTGTCGATTATTATGTGCCAGTAGTGGCGCGAGAATATAGCCAACTCATCCAAGAAGTTTCGAAGAGAGTAGGGCTTGCGTAATGGCCGGAATTCCAAAAGTAAAAATCACGTTCGACGCTGATCTCGATGAATTAAAAAAGGGAGTCAAGAGCGCGACGACTGAAGTCCAGAGCTTCAGCGATCGCGCGGCGGATTTTGGTAAGAAGGCAGCTGTCGCATTCGCAGTCGCAGGAGCAGCCGTCACAGCATTCGCCGTCTCAGCGGTCAAAGCTGCGGCTCAGGATGAAGCTGCACAGAAGAAGCTCACAGACACAATTAAAGCCACGACCGATGCAACAGCTCAACAAATTTCCAGCATTGATCAATATGTGACCAAGACTTCCATCGCGGCGGCCGTCACCGATGACGAAATTCGTCCGGCTTTGGCTCGATTGGCCAGAAGTACCGGAGATGTTCAGCAAGCACAGGATCTTCTATCACTTGCGCTTGACCTAAGTGCCGCAAGCGGAAAATCGCTCGAAACTACGACCAACGCACTTGCAAAGGCCAACGAGGGATCTAATACAGCTTTGAAGAAGCTTGGACTCGGACTTGACGAAAATTATCTGAAGACTGCATCAAATGATCAAATCATCAAAGATCTCACAGCTACATACGGCAATTTCTCAGAGAATCAAGCAAAGACAGCTGAAGCGCGATTTAGATCAATGTCAATCGCCATCGAAGAATCGAAAGAAGCTATCGGAGCGGCTCTTCTTCCGGTGGCTGAGAAGCTTGCGGCTTTCGTGCTGGAAACTCTCATTCCAGCACTGGACGGATTCATCGCTGGCTTGACTGGTAATGAAGGCTTGAAAGCAAGCTTGACAGAATCACAGAAAAATCTTTTTGCATGGGGCGAAAGAGTCCGCAATATCATCAAGACGATTGTGGATCTTAAAGAAGAATTGACGGTCATCGGCACAGTCATCGCCGGCATATTCGTGGCATCAAAAATCGCAGGATTCATCACAGTCATTCAAGGATTGGTCTCGGCTTTCGTCGCTTGGCGTACAGCTGCGGCTGGAGCGGCAGTGGCGACAGCTGCGGCAACTGGCGGAGTTTCACTTGGTGCGGCGGCGGCTGGTATCGCTGGCGCAATAGGTCTATTCGCTGCCGCTGGCATCTTCTTGAATAAGTCTGGCGATTCCGGCGGATCTACTGAAACCGGAGCTCTTGGAAATTATCAGATGAGCACTGGCACAATTCTCGGATCGACTGGCGGCGGCGGCGGAGCTGGTGGTGGTGGTGGATTCGGTGGCGGCGGTGGCGGCGGCGGAGCTGGTGGTGGATCAATCATGACGCCATCCGGTGCAACTAGCGCAAAGAATTTGGTCGAGCGTCTGACAAGTATCAATGAGAAATTCTCTGATCTTCAATTCTTGGTCGATACCGGTGGCATCAGTAAGAGCGCAGGGCTTAAACAGCTTGACGCACTTACAAAGGAATTCAGAGTCTTGGAAAAGCAAGCCAACGCTCTCACAGCTACTCCACCAAGCGGCAGCAATATCAGCTCCGGACGTTTAGCAGACGCACAGACAATCAATATCAACATGGGCATCGTCGGAGATCCAGAAGGCGCAGCACGAGCCGTCGAGCAGGTATTCCAAGACTCTTCAGCTCGCGGCGGCATAGTCTCAACCGTCGGAGCGTTCAGCCGCCTATGAGCAACTGGTCTCCGGTCTGGTCGGTCACAATCGGCGGCATCGATTACACAGACATAACTCTCTCAAATCTGTCAATCACGTCCGGTCGTACTGACTTCTACGTCCAGCCAGCTGCCGGATATTGCTCCGTCGAGATTATTAACCTAGACGAGAATGTGACTATTGCAGCCGATTTGAATAATCAGATTGCTATTCAAGTGCAAGATTCGACAGGCACATTCGTGCCAATCTTCGGCGGTTATGTCACAGACATCTCTCAGACAATTCGCAGCGCAGGATCAGTCTTGGTCACACAATCCATCAAGATCATCGCCATGGGAGCACTGGCCAAGCTTGCCAAGATTCTCGTCGATGGAGTCTTGCCGAAAGAGCTCGACGGAGAGCAAATCTATGACATCTTAGAGCCGCTGCTCTTTAACACATGGGAAGAAGTGCCGCCAGCTTTGACATGGGCGACTTACAATCCGACGACGACATGGGAGAACGCTGAGAATTCTGGACTTGGCGAAATTGACACCGGCGATTATGAGATTGCAGCTCGATCATCATCACGCGCCACAGCACTCAGCATCGTCACTGGGATTGCGGTCTCTGGACTTGGATATTTATATGAAGATGGCCAAGGGCGAATTTGCTACGCCGATGCAACGCATCGCAGCGAATATCTTGCAGCTAATGGATACAGCGAGCTTTCAGCTAATCACGCGCTCGCCAATGGAATTTCGGTGGCACGTCGTACTGGCGATCTTCGCAACTCGGTGACGGTCAAATATGGATCAACATCTTCAGCTGAAGAATCTGCCAGTGATGCGACATCGATTGCAACCTATGGTCAGCAGGGCTATATCGTCACGACGACTTTGCACAATTCAGCTGATGCTCTGAGTCAAGCCGAATTCTATTTGGAGCTTCGAGCTTATCCATCGGACATTTTCAAGACTCTCAGCTTCGAGCTGACAAATTCTGAAATCGACGACACAGATCGCGATGACCTGCTTGGAATCTTCATGGGCTTACCGGTGGACGTAACTGACCTACCGGCCAACATGATCGGCGGCACATTCCAAGGATTCGTCGAAGGCTGGACATTTTCGTCTTCATATAATCGACTCAGCTTGACAATAAATCTGTCGCCGGTGGCTTACAGCTTGCAAGCTATGAAGTGGAGCGATGTACCAGCTCCAGAGACATGGAACACAATATCACCGACTTTAGACTGGGAAAATGCGACAATAGTCGCCTAGACATAAGGAGAAAAAATGGCAACGACGACGAATTATGGCTGGACAACTCCAGACAATACGGCTCTCGTCAAAGATGGCGCGTCTGCGATTCGCACACTTGGATCATCGGTGGATACAACAGTCTTCGCCAACGCGAACGCTGCAATTAATAAATCATTAGTAACTACAAAAGGCGACATAATTGTCGCAACCGGTAGCGGCGCAGTCGTTCGCCAAGGCGTAGGAACAGACGGACAAGTGCTCACAGCCGATTCAACTCAG